TCAATTCTCCCACAGTGATCTTTGCGTTACCTGCCACTGGCCATCTCTCTTCCGCAAGAACGCATCGATATTTTTGCCGGAGGGGTATAGGTACGCATTGACAAATGCTGCGTCCTCATCGAAGTACATTTGTTCGATCAGGATGAATTCGGAGCCTTTCGAAATCCCTGGGTTCGAGGGCCTGACAAAGCGTAGATGATCGCCGCCGTTGCTGCATTTCTCCAGTTCTGTCGGCATGTTGCGCCAGTAGATCAGCAGCCTCGGTTCTTCGAAGAAGCCATTTGCATAGAGCCTAATATCTGGATCACGCTGGACCGCCTCAAGCAAGTCTAGAGGTGGGCATATCTCTTCCATTGAAGCCGTCAACGGGCGCGAACAACTGATGCCGGATAGCGAGAAGAGGGCGCTCAAGAAGAGCGCCCGTGCATTAGTTCCTCGGGATCGGTGTGCCGTAGACAATGTTTTCATAACGCCAGCCTTCTTCGATCGTGCTTCTGTTTCTGTTCCAGAAGTATTCTGAAAAGTGAACCAGTTCATGCTCAATGGTGCGATTGAGAATGTCCAGTAGTTCGGGGCTTCGGTCGCCGGCTTCGAATCTATCGAAGTAGCTCCGGTGCACAAAGAGTTCACCGGAGCCATTCGTGTATCTTCCGTGATCGTGTTTCAGCCAGTCCGGCGTCACTACCGGGCCGGCACATGGGTCCAGCAGCTCATCCAAGTGTTTTCTTCCGATGTTCGCGGCGCGGGAAAATCCCTCGTACTTCGTCGCCGTCATCCGATCCCGCGTGGCATTGATGTAGTTCACGGTGTACGGATATTGGCGCTTGACCCATGGATGGAAGCGCAGCAGGCCATGTGGGTCGACGTATGAAAGAGGTGCGCCTCCAACGTAGGCATAGATTGATGCGCCGCCCGCCAACCCGATGGGGTCGGACGCGCCGGCGCCGTTCTGGGGTGCATTCGCCGCTGGGGGCCACAAGGTCGCGTCCGGCGAGTCGCCAGCCCGCCCACGGCCCGTGCAGCTGCACGTGGTTGTCCACGACGTGCCGCGCGTGGTCGCGGGCGCAGCTGTTCGGGCAAGGTTTTCCGGCAGGCCAGCACGGCGGCCTGTAGTTGATGTCGTACGTGTCGCTCACGCCTCAATCTCCGTATCGGACGGTGGGCGTTGCGGCAGGCAAGAGGTGATCCAGAGCCATATCCAGCGAAGCCGGCGCAGCGCGGCCGCCTTCGCTCGGGTTATCTGCAATTTCGCATAATGTATAAAGCGAGCGCGGATCTACAACCACGAATGGCGCCAGCGCTATCAGAGTGGCTGGCGCATCGCGGTGGAAGTAGGCGAGCGCGACTACGCCAATGCCGGCTGTCATTGCCGCCAAACGTTTTGCCAGGGAAGCCCAAGCCTTGCCTGCCTTTCCGTCTGCACGCACAGCTTTGATGGCTACAAGCCACTGAATAGGGTCGTCGCCTGCCATCAAGGCCATTTCCGCGACGTGTTCCTCGTCCGGGTACGCATCCCCGTTTCGCCACTTCGATACCGCTTGCCGGTGCACGCCGAATTGAGCAGCTAGGGCGCTGTCAGAAGCGATCCCTGCGCGCTGGCGTGCTTTGTCTATGAGTGTCGCGACAATGCTCATGTCCCGCTTCCGGTTGACTGATGTCCCGTAATCAGGTTACATACGTATCGTCCCTCAATCACGGGACATGCACCTACTTCCCTCGCGCCCGCCCCTGTCGGCAAGGAGGCAAGGACTTGCAGGGCGCAAGGCATCCCGTCGTGCGTTACCAAAAATCCTAATCATGCGCATCTTGGTCTTTGAGGATTCCATGCTTCATAACCAGCGAATTGCTCAATTCCTCTGCAATAGCATTGAGATGGCGAAGCCCTTCTCTGAGTTTATTAAATATCTGTTGTTCTACGCTGGAAACAGGTTCATCGGGACTTGTTTCCCTGAGCACATCCAAGGCGTTGCTTCTGTTAACAGTGCAAACGAATTGATGTGCTTGCAAATTCTCAACAAGCGCAGCTTCGTTCTGGTCAAGAAGTGGCAAGGCCTCAAGTATCTGACTGCGATCTATCTCCAGAGCCCCATATGTTTCCATGACACGGATGAGCACCCCTCTGCGACTATTTTCTGGATCCCGTCCAATTACTACCGCATTTCCAGCAATCATGCTGTTTGCCTGAAATTGAATAGCTCTAAGCAAAGCTTTTTCGTGTCTTGTGGCTCGTTTTGCGATGCCTCGCTGTACCAATTCATTGTACTCATGGCTTCGTCGCGATATTTGCCAAGCCATCAGGCCGACGAGTACGGTCCCAAGCGCCGATGTCCAATCGGCCAAGCTTCCAACATCAATTTTCAGGGGCAAGCCATCAGGAAAAAAGAGGATTGCCAAAGACTGAATAATGCAAATCATCCAAAGTGTTGTGACTTCGATCCGCATCCAAGAAATGTTGGAAATAGCGGTGCGAGCCTGGCTGAAAAAGGAAAAACTGGTGCTCATGCCCCCCCCTGTGGCGTGAATGTGGTGAGGGGGATTCTGGCATGACGGTGGCCCTCCTGTTCCTCGCCTGCGCCTTCGCTGCTATCGGCAGCGCCCGCCTGTTCGTTGCCTTCCTCGACTACCGCGATGCCCGCGTCCTGGCTGCATTCCGCGCCGAGCAGCTGGTGGCAACCGCACGCCAAGAGGTGCGTCGTGGCTGACCTCCCTGGCTGGATTCCCGGCGCGATGCTGATCGTGCTGCTGGTGACCCTCATTCCTCGCCTGATCTCGCTCTATGTAGCGTGGAGGGTAGGGCTCCGTGGCTAGCCGCATGTCGCACCTGGACGCCGAAGTCGAAGCCCTGCGCACGCTGCCGGCGATGGAGTACTTCATCGAGCAGCGCACGCCTGGCGGTGAGTGGCAACGCAAGTGCCGCTATGGCGACAACCTGGACTTGCCTGTCTCTCGCGTCCGTTACTGGAACCGCCTCCTGCGCGGCCGCCGTCGCTTCCGCGTTGTCGCGGTGATCGGTGCCAGTCGCACGGTGGTGTACGCCGAAGGGGCCGCCGATGCTTGACGCAGCCCTCTCCATCAGCAGCCGCGAGCGCGCCTTCTGGTCGCGTGCTGGTGCCATAAAACACCCCTTTTCACCGGCCGAACCCTGCAACCAGCAGGGCGCCGCAGGGCCGGCGGAGCCAGCTGGCCCGAGCAGTAACACGGGCCAAAAGTCTCCGAAGGGCAGCAGTCTCACGGCTCCCATCATCGATTTCTGCACCCTCGTGCTCGACTCGGAAAAAGCCATCCGGCTGTTCCGCAAGATGCACGCCTCGGATGTCCTGGCCTACGTGTTCGGCACGTCAGGATCCATCGTCTGTGGCCCGGTCACCGAGAAGCTCTGGAATTTCCGCTACGAGTACAGCGCCACGCTGATCGATGAAACGTCCAGCGTCTGCGGAAAGATCGGCCTTACCGCCAAGGGCGAGTACTGCATCAGCTTGACCGGGCAGGGGTGCCAGCACGTCCCCAACTGGCGCTATGTCGAGCATGTTGCCCAAGACCTTGATGCCCACCTCACTCGCCTGGACATCGCCATCGATGACCTCACTGGCGAAACCTTCGATATCCATCGCTTCCACGATCTCTATCTCAACGGGGAATTCACCATGAACGGTCGCCCGCCCGAAGGCCGCTGGGTCGATGACATGGGCAGCGACAAAGGCTGTTCGCTGTACATCGGCCAGAAGGGTCACAAGCAGCTCAACGTCTACGAAAAGGGAAAGCAGCTGGGTGACCCCGAGAGTGGCCACACCCGGTGCGAGCTTCGGCTATACGCCAAGCGGCTCGATCTTCCCCTGGATGCGCTGAGCAACCCCGGCAAGTACTTCGGTGCGGCCTATCCCATGTTGGCCGAGTTTGTTATCGGCGAGTGCGAACGCATCGACCTCAAGCGCCAGATGGTCAACGCATCGGCAAAGGCCATGTTGCGCTTCCTCTACAACCAAGCCGGAACCGCTCTGCAGCTGGTCCTGGAATCCCTGGGCGAGGAGAACGGCGTCGCCCTGATCAAGCAATACATCGCCCGGCAAGGTCGCCCCGGTCGATACAAGTCATTCGTAGGCGACCTCCATGGCTTCGTCCGAACGCAACTGTCCGAATACGTCGACGCGGCCGCCTGATTTCGTCACTCGTTACCAATCCCATCCAAGGAGATAACCATGAAAGTCACCGTCACCTCCACCGCTGTCCAGGAAAAGCAGTGGCGCAAGGACAACCGTTCGGGCGTGATTCGCACGCAGGAGGCGGTGGCCGAGTGCCCCAAGTTCCGTCAGCGCATCAAGCTCGACCTGGGCAGTGCTGATGCCTATCCGGTTGGCGACTACAACTGCGACCTCGAGGACGCGCTCAACGTCAACCAGTTCGGCGATCTCAAGCTGGGCCGTCTGGTTCTCACGCCCGCATCGCGCCCGGCGTCTGCGCCGGCTCCCGTGGCCAAGGCCGGCTAAGCGGATACGGCCATGGAAGAGACCGTGCTGGTTGCCTACTGCAAGGCGTCTGACTACGACGCCACCACTGGCGTCTGCGCGGCCCCCTTCTATGGCCCAGCGTCCAGCTTCCCCCCGCCGCTGGACGCGGTCGAGGGCCTTGCAGTCAGCGGCTTGATAGCCGGTTGCTGGGCCATCGGCTTTTTTATCAGGCAGGGACGGCGCATTGCCGAACAAACCTAAAGAGGTCACACCATGAAGAAGTCCGTTTCCCGTTTCGCTCCCGCCAAGGTCGCCGCTGCCATCACCGGTGCCGCCACTGCCGTCATGGGCGGCTCCGCCTTCGCCGCGGGTGAGGTCACCGCTGCCCTCACTGACAGCATCGACAAGGCCGACCTGTGGACTGGTGGCGCCGTCATCCTGGGCGCTTGCGCGGTCATCGCGATGATCAACCTCGGCCGTCGCCTCGCGCGTTAACTAATTGGGCGTGCCGCCCGTGACCGTCGCTTGCGGCGGGTGCGGTCGGTGCGCCCGATCCACTTCTGGGGGTGCATATGGCATATGCGGGCTATTTCGTGATGATCGCGCTCCTTGGCGCGCTCTGGCTGGCGCTCGACTCGTGAGCTCACTATCCTTCAGCGTCTTCGCTCCAGTGCTTAGCCTGAGCGTCCGCACCATTTTTGTCTTTGCTGTGCTTGCAGGCCTTTTCGCCTCTAGTGCTCATGCCCAGAGTGCCGTTGATGAGCAATACGCACGGCCCATTAATTCAACTCGATGCACGGACTCCACTCGCTGTCCTCGGCCTGAGGCGTACAGCCTGATCAATGGGTGGTCTGGCTGGTGTCCCGCCCATTTTCCCGGCTCGACAACTGAGCTTATTGCTGGCGTCTGGGAGAACGCTTCCAATAAGAAGTACTACGTGAAAACGGTCTGCCGCAAGACCGGCACCTCTTACACCGTGCTTGTCTTCTATAGCGCGTGGATTGGTGATTGTCCCGCAGGCCAGGAGTTCAACAGTCTGCGCGGCATCTGCCAGTCATCTTGCTCGACCCGCCCGCAGAAGATAGTTGACTACAAGCAGATTATCCCCAATGGCTCGTATGCGTGCATCGATGGGTGCGAGGCGCGAATCGCTCCTACAGCCGATGGCGGCTACTTCCAGACGTTTGTCGGCGGAGTAACTTCGCACTGCGCAGTGTTGCCCAGTGATTGCTCCAAGTTTGGTGCAGGCTATGGCATGAATTTCGGCACCTCGATGTGTCAACCTCCCTTTGAGGAATGTGCCACCAATCAGGTTAAGGACCCGATCACCGGCATCTGCAAGGATGGCTGTGAGCCAGGCAAGGTTATGGATGCCAATGGGGTCTGCAAGACTGAGGAAAATGAGTGTCCGCCTGGCAATATAAAAACTCCATCCGGTGGCTGTCTTCCTGGTGAGGGTCAGTGCGCAGCCGGCGAGGTTAAGGGCAAAGATGGCACTTGCAAGCGTGATTCTGATGGTGATGGAACACCCGATCAGGGCGAGGATGAGGGCACGACCGATGAGGCGTTTGCCGGTGGTGACGGCTGCAATGCGCCTCCTTCCTGTAGCGGTTCACCTATCCTTTGCGGTCAAGCCCGCATCCAGTGGCGTATTGATTGCAACACGCGTCGCAACAGGAATATCAGTGGTGGAGCTTGCAATGCCATGCCTGTTTGCACCGGTGAGAAGTGCGACGCCATGGAGTATGGCTCCCTGCTGATGCAATGGCGATCTGCATGCGCTCTGGAGAAGCTCGCCGGCAAGGGCGATGGGGAAGGGGACGGGAGTCAGCCTGAGTGGACCAAGGTCACCGGCATGAGCCAGGACCCCGGTGCCGGTGAAGGTCCTGGCGACGCACCAACTGTTGGCGAGAAGGAGTTCTCCACATCCGATCTGGATCAGTCCGGTTTTGGTGGTGGCATGTGCATGGGCTTTCCCGGTGGCGGCGGTTCCGGTGTAGTGGGGCAGGCCTACTCCGCGGAGTTCGGTGCGCCCAACCCTGAATGGTGTCTTCTCATTTCCCGGCTCCGCGCCTCTCTCATCGTCTGTGCCGCGGCTGTCGCCTGTTTCATCATTGCTCGCGGAGTCGCATGACATGCCCCAGATTCTTGGCGCCTTGGTGGCGCTCCTGTTCCAAGCCGCTCGTCAGTACCTGCCTGGCATCGTTGGGCGCATCCTCCTGGCGTTCGGTATCGGCATGTTCACCCACAAGGTGGCACTGCCAGCAATGAAGTCCTTCATCAGTGCGCTGCTGCCTTCCATGGGGCCGGTTGGCATGGCCTATTTCGAAGCCAGTGGTATCGGTGTTGCTATCACGCTGATCCTTTCGGCGTATGCCGCAGCCGTTGGGCAGAAGGTCTTCATGGCCAAGTTGAAGGCGTCCTGACATGGCCCTGTACCTGGTCACTGGCCAGCCCGGTCACGGCAAAACGGCCTATGCCGTAGATCTCGCCTTCAAGTTCCAGAAGGAGGGGCGCACTATCTACTCCTCCGGCATCAAGGACTTCGACTACGAGAAGGCGGGTTGGCATCAGCTCGCGGACCCCACCCAGTGGGAGCAGTTGCCCGATGGTTCCGTGGTGCTCCTGGACGAGTGTTACAACGTCTTTCCCAACCGCAACGCCGGCTCCAAGGTGCCGCCTCACGTCGATGCCATGGCACGTCATCGGCATCGCGGTTTCGACTTTATCCTGGTCGCTCAACAGGGCCTTCAACTCGACCCGTTCCTGCGCGGGCTCTATGAGAGCCACGTTCACGTCCGCCAAAACTCGGTGTGGAAGCGGAAAACCAAGCTCAAGCGCTGGGATGCCTACCAAGGCGCAGTAAATGGCCCCTGTGCCGACGTGGTGGACTGGATCAGGCCGAAGTACGTTTTCGACTATTTCACGTCCACCACGCTGGTCACGACCAAGCGCAGCATGCCGATGTGGATGCGCTGGGTCATCGTCGGCGTCGTGTTTGTCGTGGCCATGGCCTTCTACCTGAAGCATCGGATGCAGGCTCGTATCCAGGAAGTCGGGGAGGTTGCCACGTCAGCCACATCACCTGGTGCTGTCGGTTCGGGGGCACCTGGTGCTGGCCCTTCTGCCCGGACATTTGCCACGCCGCTGGACTACGCCAAGGCGCACCTGCCGCGTTTCGCTACCATGCCCGAGACCGCACCGATCTACGATGATCGCCCGCCCGTCTCGCAGCCTGCGCTTTACTGCATGTCCTCGATGGGTGGGGTCGATGCCCAGGGCAACAGGCAGGAGCCGAGCTGTACGTGCCTGACAGAGCAGGGCACACGTTACGAAATCACCCAGCCGGAGTGCCGCACCGTCGCGCGCCATGGCCAGCCCTACAACCCGTACAAGATGCCCTCGGTTCCGCCAGCAGCAATGCCCGCCGCGCCTGCTGTGGAGTCCTCCGCGTCATCGTCTCCGTCCTCGGCCATCCTTGGCTACAAATCGGGGGAGCGCGGTGACGTTTTTCCGCAGAACCCGGCCCGGACGATCGGCGGCTACACGGGACCGACAACTACACTTTAGTAACGAGTTACTTATAATCAATGGCCATTATACATTAGTAACGCGTTACTTTAATGTCCCATCATTGGCAACGGAAAAGAAATTTAGTGATGCGTGACGAAAAAGACCTCGGCACCCTCGAAATGCTTCCGGCCAAGCGCGGTCGCCCGGTGCTCAATGCCGAGTTCGGGCCTATGACGCCGGCAGAGAAGCAGCGCCGCTATCGGCAGAATCGCACCGCCCAGGGCAACGGTTGTAGGAAGATGTCCAGGGTGGCCGCTGCTGGCGCCCTGGAAGATTTCACGGATGCCGTCCTGCTCGATACGATCCGCTCAGAGTTAAACTTCATTCGCGCCCTTGAACGCCAGGGCGGCAGGGGCATGGGCCCAGCCAAAAAGCGCGTTGGCGCCCTTGCTGGTGAGCTGTCCCGCCGATATCCGCAAAAGTAGCGCGTTACGAAAAGGAGCAGGGCATGGATTGGAATTCTCCCGGTGCCATCGTCATGGCGCTCATCTTCATCGTCGCGCCGATCATCGGCATTGCCTCGGCTGAGGTTGAGCTCTTCATCAAGCGCTGTCGTGCTCGCAAGTAACGCGTTACGGAATTAGCAGCGTTCCCCAGGCACGTTTTCCCAGCCTCCCGGAATCTGCCGGAAGGGCGTCCCATCAATGCAGCGCCAGGTGGCGCGCTCCTTCATGTCCTGCTCGGCGCGCTCGCGGATCTGTTGAGCGCGACGGATCTGTTCCACTGGGTCGGCGTCCTGGATCACGGGCGGAAGGGTCGGGGCCGTGCGTGGTGCGGTCTTGCGCGCGAATCTGGCTTCCCAGGCTGCCTGTGTGGCCAAGTGCTGCTTCACGCCGTATCCGGCCAGCACCAGGACGGCCAACCCGATCACTAGCAGCCACGGGAAGCTCCATCTGCGCCGCTGGATCGGTGGCAGGTATTCCGGTCGCTCTCGTTCCATGAATTCCCCTGTGCGTCGTCCTGGGCGCATTCTAGCGCCGGGGGTGGGGCAGAGCCCCACGGGAAACGCCTCACCCGCGCCTGGGCGGCCTTGGCCCCCGTTGATCCTGGTCCACCGACTTTGCCGCGGCGAACCTGGCGCGATCACCTGCAGACCGCCTTTCCTGCCGTCGACGCAGCGCGTCCTGCAGGAATACCACGTTGGAATCGCTTGTGCCGCAGGGCTTTCGGTGTATCTGCCGGATCTCGTTCTGCTGCAGAGGATCCTTTGCAGGTCTAGCGGCCTCCATCATCAGGCGCCATTCCCGCGCGATGTTGCAGGTCAACGACCACCAGGCCATGTCCTCTGGGTACAGAGTGTGGCCTTCGGGCGTCCACATGTGGCCGCCCTGGAAACCGAAACCGGCCCAGGGGCCGGTCAGTTCGATGCGTTCGTGCGGATCGTGCTTCATGCTTGGATCTCGTCGTCCTTGGGTGGACGCTGCGGCAGGCAAGAGACGATCCAGAGCCAGATGACGCGCCAACTATGTACGTACTTTTCGATCTCTTTCGCTACAACAGGTTAGTGAGTTGGTGTACTCCCGACGGCGCCATATGAATGCCGCTTGTAGCAACTAAGTCTGTACTCAAGCGAAATTTTTCAACTAATTACGTACTTTGAACATGGCTTCCTGCGGAATTGCCAGGTGCCGCCGCTGAGAGTAGTGTTGAAGTCGGCTCTCATACCTAAACGATAGAACTGGCTACCGTCATCGTGATCGTTACGATCACAGCGCCTTTTTGACTTCTATCGTGAACCCCAGCCTTGCCAGAGCGATGCCTGGACTGGATGTGTTGAGATGAGTTTGGCGACGCGAGCGCGAAAACGAATGCTGGGCGTGCGGCAGGCGCGAACCAGCAACTCGGCAAACCTCTGGCATCTCAAGTCGCCGGTGGCGGAACGAGCAGTCACGCTCAGTGGGGACATGAGCATGTTGCTCTTCTACTACTGCGAGGGAGACCCAACGGTCTACAAAGCAGAGTATGCGGGGGACTCATTAGATCTTTCGCTGGGCGAAGTGGAAGCGTTCGCTGACGCGCTCGTCGTACTGGAAGATGGATCCTTTCAGGCTCGGGCACTTGATGATGGTTCTCCGCGGGCCTTGGCGAACATTGCCGCGCTGCGGGGCACCTGTGGCCATCACATCATTTCGGTTTCGGCAGGGGACCTGCTCGACTCCTCACTTCGCATCCGGAACTGGAAAGCCGCTATTGCAGCATTTCATCGATGCAATGGTGCGGACTTGAGGCCGGTGGTAGATGATGTGGAGTCCTACATTCGGCTTAGTTCCTCGGCGACGATACAGTCCATCGTCAGGCACTTGGGGAGGCATCACCCCTTACATGTGATCGGGGCAACGGTGCTCGCACTCCGGGAACGAGCCATCTCGTCCAACATGGACACTGCGCCATGGTGCATGCACACGCGGCTGATGAGGCTGGATCATGCCAGCCGTCGTTAGATACAACAGAAGAACGCTGCCTGCCGAGCTTCGGAACATGGAGGCTTGGCCGCAGTTCGACTCCACCGCCCTTGATCCTGAAGCGCTAGCCGTTTGGAAGCGACGGCGGGATGCGGTGATTGCCTATCTCGGTGGTATGTCGGTTGCCCAAATCCAGGCTCGCTACGGCTATCAATGTCACCAGGTCGTTCGCTACCTCAATCAATGCGTTCGTCTCATGCACGATGGAAGCTGCGCCGGCTGGATCGGCTTGGTGAAAGGCATTCGGACCGAAGCACATGTTCGCAGAAGGCCGCTGAAGTCAATGCCCCACCTTTCACGGGGCGGATACGCCGGCGCGCTGGAGTACACGTTTTCTGCTCTTCCAGGCTTGAAAACTGCTTTGGACAAGTATTTGGCAACAGGTGTCGATCCATGGGGCGAAGATCGGGGGCGCGTGACTCCGCGTACTACCCATCAAGTATTTCTGCGCCTCTGCACAGAGGCAGGCATTGCGCCTTTCGCCTGGCCGTTCTGCGTAGAGCGCCAGGCCAGGAACAGCATCGCCAAATACGCACGCAGCTTCTTTGAACACAATCATCAGCGCGTAGCACTACTTCAATATGGGGAGGTCAGCAGGGACCGATCTAAACGGGGGAAGTCTCCGCTGGCAAAGCTGGAGGTGAAAGCGCCGTTCGAGGTAGTGGAGGCAGATGAACATGAGGTGCATCTGATCATCTCCATCGGCATTGAAACACCAAAAGGGGTGAGACATGTCCCGTGCCGGCGGTTGACGCTGATCGTGGTCGTGGACAGATTCACCAGCTATATCTTGGCATGGGACCTGGTTGTGCGCCGGCAGATATCCAGCGAGGACTTTCTTCAGTGCATTGACAAGGCCATCGCAGGCCAGTGTCTATCGGCGGATACTAAAGAGGCGATGAATGTCTGCATTGGGGTGATGGCCAATCCGTCGGACGGAACTCGGCTGGGCTTTGATAGCCTCTTCATCGACAACGCTCTCGCTCACCTGTCCGATTCAGTATGCGACAAGGTTCGCAAGGAAGCTGGCGCTGCCGTAAGCTTCGGGGCAATTAAACGCCCCGAGCGGCGTCACCTGGTGGAGCGAGTTTTCTGCTGGATGGCTCGTGAGCTCTTCCACCGCTCAAGGGCCACCACAGGGAACAGCTCTGTCGACACGCGGCGCGTCAACCCAGAGCGGGAGGCGGTGCGTAGAAAGATCTAAATGGGCCAGCTCATGCGGGCGATGGATGATGCTGTCACGCGTTGGAACGGTACACCGACTGAAGCTAACTACGGCTGTAGTCCTTCAGAGCAGTTGCTTGACTATTACTCCAACACCAGCGGGGCGCTGCCGCCGCTGTGCCCGCCGCAGCATTGCGAGTCTTTCCCGCTGAGAGTGGAGATCTATTGTCCCACCGTGCGAGGCAGCAAAGCGAAAGGCAGGTTGCCCTACGTTACTTACGCTTCTGTGGAGTACTCATCCGAGCAGCTCGCAGCAAGATGGGACCTGTTAGGCAAGAAGATCAGATTGCATATCGACCCCTACGATATATCCCGCGTCCATGCGTACACCGCCGAGGGGGAGGATCTGGGCGAGCTGGTGCCGATATCTTCTCGATGGAGATACCCGCATTCGCGCGAGATGCGCAAACTGCTCAAGGCCAAAATCAAGTACGCGCATGATCGGATGGATCATGACCCGGCCAAGGCATTCCTTGCAGAGCAGGAGCACGCCGCGCTTGAAGCAAACGCTAAGTCACCCCGCGTGACGCAGGCAGCCTCCATCGTTGCAGAGGAAGCCCGCAAAGGCTATAGCTCGCGGCAATCGACGGCTGATGACGGGACCCAAAACCACGATTCAACTAGACAGCTTGTGCGCCGAGTTCGCAACCCGGGAATCATTGACTTCAGTGTCATTGGAAGAACGTGA